TATATTATTAGGAGAACAGACATGTCAAAAAAATCAAGAAGACGAAATAGGATGTTAGCTGCTATGGTAGGATTAGCAGGTGCATCTAAATTAGGCTTGTTATCTAAATCACCGATAGGAAAATCAGGTGTTTATGAAACAGCCGCAAAAGCTAGAAAAGCAGGTATGACTGCTAAAGCTCCTCTTTTAGTGAGAACAAAAGATGCAGCACTCGAAGGAGCTAAAAAAGCAGTGCCAATAGGAAATGTTAAATCTATAGTAAGAAGACCAGATGGATCAATTCAAAAAGGCACAGAAATATTTAAAGATAAGGCAGCTTATGCTGAATCATTGAGAAAAAAAAGAGCAGCAAAAATTCCAGTGACAAGAGAAGGTATAAGTAAAAAAACGCCTGGTATCTTTGGTTTCAGATTTAAAGAACCTTTTTTAAGTAAAGGAAAAATGGTAAAAGCTCGTGGCGGTGGAATGGCTATGAGAATGAAACCTACTAAACTTTACTAATGGCTGAAATCGAAAAAGCAATTGTTGAGGAGAATGAAACTCCTGAGACAGAAGAAGTTGATGTTGAGCTAGAAACAGAAGAGACTCCATCAATTTCTGATGTAGCGGATGCGGTGGATGATTTTTTTAAAAACATCGCTGAAGATATGTCTGATGAAGTTCTTAAAAGAATTTCTAATAGATTGCTTGACGATTATAAAAAAGATAGAGTTTCCAGAAAAGATTGGGAGACAAGTTATACCAACAACTTAGACCTACTAGGTTTAAATCAAAGAGAGATGACAAGACCTTTCAGAGGGTCTGCGAGTGTAACACATCCATTGTTGTCTGAAGCAGTTACACAATTTCAAGCTCAGGCATATAAAGAACTTTTACCATCACAAGGCCCTGTTAGAACAAGAGTGCTAGGCATGGAAGATGATGCTAAAATAAATCAAGCACAAAGAGTTCAAGATTTTATGAATTACATGATCACTGAAAAGATGGAGGAATATACTCCAGAGTTTGATCAATTATTATTTTACTTAGCTTTAGCAGGCTCTGCATTTAAAAAAGTTTATTATGATGAAGTAATGCAAAGAGCTGTATCAAAGTTTATTCCTGCAGAAGACTTAGTTGTTCCATATTATGCTACAGATTTAATGGAATGTGAAAGAATTACTCACGTTATTAAAATGGGTGAGAATGAAATATTAAAAAAACAAGAAGCAGGATTTTACAGAGATGTAGAATTAAAACCAAGTTCTAAAGGTCCAACAGATATTGAAAAAAAATATCAAGAATTAGAAGGAATCACACCTTCAGCTGATAAACAGTATTCATATTCTATTTTAGAAATGCATGTCGATTGTAATTTAGAAGAGTTCGAAATGCAAAATCCAGAGAAACAAGTAAAAATTCCTTACATTATTACAATTGATGAAGGCTCAGGTGAGGTATTATCCATATATCGAAACTATGATCCTGATGATGATGTTAAAAAAAGAAAAGAATACTTCGTACATTTTAAATTTTTACCAGGATTAGGGTTTTATGGGTTTGGTTTAACTCATATGATAGGTGGATTAAGCAGATCTGCTACACAATCATTAAGACAATTACTAGATGCAGGGACATTATCTAATCTACCAGCTGGATTTAAGTCTAGAGGCATACGTATTCGTGATGATGACCAGCCTTTTCAACCGGGAGAGTTTAGAGATGTAGATGCACCGGGTGGAAATATCAAAGATCAGTTTCAAATTTTACCATTCAAAGAGCCATCAGCCACATTATATCAATTAATGGGCTTTGTTGTCGATGCAGGACAGAAATTTGCAGCAATAACTAACATGGATGTTGGTAATGACATGCAAAATAGAGCTGTTGGCACGACTGTTTCGTTAATGGAACGAGGTTCGAGGGTCATGAGTGCTATACACAAGAGATGTTACTACTCAATGAGGAGAGAATTTAGACTTTTATCAAAAGTTTTTGCAACATATCTACCTCCAATCTACCCATATTCAGTTTATGGTGCTGAT